ATCCGTGAACCCGCCTATGCCATCTGCGACCTGAGTAACAGTTTGGATATGGATGATGTGGCGCAATTGTCCGGCTCTCATGGATAGCAACCATGTACTTTTTTAGGCCAAAGCAGATCATTGACCGTGTTTAACTTTTTAACCGGAATCGAAAAAATATTCGTTTCCCGGTTTTCATACAAATCTGCCACCAGAATCTTGATCGCATGTTTAATCGCCGGCGGAACGGCAGACGCCTCGGTCCAACCACAGACGTATGTAATACAGATCGGATTCACCGGATATTCTGTGAAGCTCGGCCACGATTCACCATAGTCCAGGACAACCTGGCCCGGCTCGGAGTTGGTATCGACGATATAATCGCCACTGTCCATGGTCGTTGGATCCCCATCCGAATCCGTATAAACCACACTGGTAACGCTCGCCAGTTTTCCGAAAGGCAGCCGGATATATTCTGTATCCGGCCACCTGTTCAGGTAAGCTTTCCAAGTCTGTGTCAGAAGCCTCCGGGCCGTGAACTGCTCGACATAATCAATAGCGATGTAAATAAGCGTCTGAATATATGTATCATCGTTTGTGATAGCAGTCGGTATCCGCAAATGGCTTTTGGCTTCAGCCAAAGTAATCGGATACAGCACCGGTGCCGTGTTCAGAACGGTTATCATAATATCAAACCTTAAACATCAATTTCTTCCCAAACAAAATGGAATAGAACGGAAGATGTTTGAATCGCGAACGTATAGGTCAAAAGGGCATAGCCAGGCGGAATAATGATGCTTCCATCAATTTTATAGATATTTCCACCAAGGCTCGGAACTGTTGAAATAGCGCCTTCCATTGAGCTTCCAAAATGCCTGATCAGAATGGGCGTTCCGATTGTTGCCCCATTGTCGCAAAGCGCATTGGTCGATCCTGCACCCCACTTTGCAGACCGTCGCTACCATTAAACCAAAACTGCCCTCTGTATTCATCACAACCTCTTGAGCCCATCCAAACTCATGGAAAACATAATCCTTTCCAGATGTGGCCGGGTTTCCAACTCCAAGACCTGTCCACGTTGTCGCAAGGGCGGCAGTTGTTGTTACATTGGTTTGATTGGCAACCGAAAATAACCGGCCCTGAAGAGCCGCATCATACAGCGGACTTCTGGTTATAAGAATTCCATCGGAGTCCATTATCGGGGGTCTTCCGACACCATCCCTGTCTTTTCCGTACATAACCTGTTCTCCTTTTTGGTATTTGTTAAATTTCGTTTAGTACGTTTTTGCCTCGTAAATCATTTTCCCACATGCCGTTATGATAAATATACTCTTCGCCGGTATCAATCGCATGAAAGGTTGAACCTTCAGGAACACCAGAAGACGGTTTTACATCGGACGAAAGCCCTGTCCATCTGAATATTTTTGTTTCAAGTTTAACAGTCATGCTTTTCTCCTCTTATACAAGCGCTTCTGCGTAAGCTCCAGCGGACATCGGATAATAAAACAAATGGCCAGTTGCGGAGATCGTGGCCGCCTGAGTCGCGGCACTCACCAGCATACCAATCGTACCGGCGGTATTCGCTCCTGCAGCGGTTTCTCCGCCAAGGATATGAATTTTCCCGGCACCCTCAACGTCTGTCAGGCCGGCACTGTCGGTAATTACGGCCGCTGTTGCTACGGCACCGCCGACCCATGTGATCCTGGTATGGGCTCCGACACTCGCGATGCTTGCACATGCAGCGCCCATGGCGTTCACGGCGATAACCGGTGTTGTAAATGTGCAATTATATTGAACTTGCGTTAATGCGGCGTCCGCTGCGGAAGTAATCTCGATGAAAAGCTGTACGACCGCAATCCTGCCGACAATGGTGAAAAGTTCTGTCTGAACCGCGTCTGTAAAATTGGCTGCAACCAAAACTCCATCGGTTGTTTTAACGTGCATACCTGTCATCAGGTCTGCGATTCTGGCCCTGGTACTCGGTGCATAGTTTGGCATTTGTCACCCTCCTATATTGTTGAAATTGTTACTCGGTTATGGCTTTTTCAGCCTCATCCTGTTTTTTAGAAACAGATTTTTCTTTCGGATCTTTTTTAAATTTTTTAACAGGATCTTCTTTTTCCGGTTTTTTGGTTTCTATTTTTTCTTTCGCCTCTTTAGCTGCCTTTTTTTCAGCCGCGTCCTTCTCAACCCACTGAATATAAGGCATCGCAATACCAATTTCGCACACACGGGCACCGAGAGTTTCTTCAACGGAATAATCCTTCCCGGCCTTGTGTCCGTCATGGTCCCGTAAATATACGACACGCATTGTCATTGTGATTTCCCCTTTTTTAAAAGCTCCCCCCCCTCGATGGAGGGGAGCTGGTTTTATTCCAAGGTCGATTTATCGGCTGTTAGTTAAGCCAACGCTGTCGCTGATGCATTACCCGTATATCTCGGCTCCAATAACGCAAAAACCGAGGCCAGACCGGTAGCAGCCCCACATGTGATTGACAAGCTCAACCAGGACTCACCATTGGCAACATCCATGATAGACGCATCAACCTCAATCAGAAGCATGTAGTTCGGGTATGTGGCCTGTGCAACAACAAGGCCGGTAGCCGCTGTTACCTCCACTTCTGCAGCAAGCACATCGGCTCCAGATGCCGGCGTAGTACCAGCCGCCGCCCATAGACATGTCGATCCACCATATGCATATTTGAAAGGCAGGGCGGACGTAAGCGCCATGTCAGTAGCGCCACTGTATGCCTTTATGGTAACGTCCGCGACGGCCAGGGTTCCAATATCTATCAAATATGTGCAACTGTGAAAGTTTTTCATATTGATCCCTTTTGTCGTGGCGGTCGCACCTGTGTTGTAATCCAGGTTACTTGTCACCAGAACAATTTTATATTTTTCTGCAAGTTTCATTTGTTTAACTCTCCTTTTTTATGCCCACCCAAAGATGGGGTTGTTTTAATTAATCCCTGCTATCCAGTTTGACAAAGTGAGACAGCGTATTGGTCCCCTTGTACGGTGTAATCGCCGAACCCAATTCGGGCTGTCCGTCGAAACGGTAAACGAATCTGAAAACAGATTCATCGTAAAGAAACCGAACATGGATGGAGACATCCTGCTTCAGTCCGCCCTTATCGATCGCAAGATATTTCGAAAAGTCGCAAAGCATAATGTCGCCGGTTGTCCCTACTGTCTGACAATGCTCAATCGGGACTACAGGTCTTCCAAGCAGGGTTGCATAAGGAGAAGCAGAAGCTCCGCCAGCCGGCAAATAAACAGGAACGCCGCCGGTGCCGACCGGGATGCTCATCGTATTTAATTGCGGTTCACAATCCTGGTTGATAACCCAAACCGAGTTCGGGCGACTGGAGGCTATCATCCTTGAAAACATTTTATTAATGTTATCATAAACTATTGTGTCGGCGTCTTGCCCGGCTTCTTTGCCCACGGAAACAACACATCCTGAATTTAAAATTCCAAGGGCTTCGCCGGCACCGGTCCCATTGATGATCCAGTCAACCAGTTTAAAAGTAAATTCATCTTGGAAACCGTTCGTGATTACCTGGGCATCTTCGAGCAATTCGTCTGTGGCGTAGCAAAGGCCGATAAGTTTTTTCAGGCTCAAAGAAATTTGTCTGAATTTCGGCTTGCTTCCGGTTTTCTCTGCCGCTTCAGCAGCGGAATAGACCGTAATACCACCAGATCGGTATCCATTCGCTCGGCTCGTTTCATCGATTCCGTTGAATTTCATTCCGTTTTTATTTCCGGAAAGTGTAATTTTATTGATTCTCGGAAGAATTTCACCATTTGTCCAAACAGGCTTGATAATTCTACTGGCCAGTTCTGAATCAACCAAAAACCCACCATCGGAAGGAACGCCTTCGCTCAAGCCACTCGCGGCTCTTGTCGAAAGCCTCGGATCAACAGGCTCGCCTGGAGTACCGGCTCTCATTACCGCCTGAAAAAATTCGCCAGGGGAAAGAAAGCTGTCTCTTTTCTGTTGCTCTGTTTTTTCCTCACCAGGAATGACTTTATGAGCTTTTCCGACAGGCTCTTTCAGCCTTTCTTCTTTGTTTTGAATCCGCTCTTCGGTCGCGATCTGCTCTTCCAGCTCATCAACCTTTGAAAGAATGGTATCAACGAGTTCCCTTTCTTCCGGATTCGGATTTCTGTTTTCGGATACGCAGCGAGCCTTCATGTCTCCGACCTTCTGCATAAGATTTTCGATTGTTTCTTTCATCTCGGTTATGGTTTTGTAACTCATAATTGTTCGATCTCCTTTTTCTGAGCTTCGATGCCCATTTTGTAAATTCGGTCATTGATTACGGACATTCTTTCTTCAAGTCCGTCCATTTCCGGTGGAAAACCTTCATCGAGCTTCGGCTCATTTGGATTTCCCGGGGGGTCATCGAGCTTCGGCTCCTCAACCCCATGTTTTTCTTTTCGAATTTCTTCAACTTGTTTAGCAACTCTTTCGAATTGTTCAAATCCATTAAAAACAAATTCCGTTCCGCCATCGGTTATCGAAAGCAGCGTGATCTTATCTCCATCATCGTTATCACTATCCGAGGGAGGAAGCTCACTTCTCGCCATTTCGAGCGAACGAAGGGCAACGGATGTATCCGGATATGCCGGGTATGTTACCGGACCGACATCAAAAATCTCTCCGAATTCGGTTATCGTTCTTCTCGGAGTATCGGACTTCAAATCTTTCCATTCGTCCGCGGTAATTGTAAAAGAAAATGATTGCCCGGTCAGAAGTCCGGCGTCTATTTCTTCTGCGATTTCCCTGAAATTCCGAGTATTAATGGGTGTTGCTTCATACCGAACCCCTTTTTCATCCTCGAAAAGTTTCAGATTCTTGCCTGTTCGAGCAAAAATAAGATCCGGGTTATGGTTTTTTAAACCACGGATATCCGATGTCTTAAGAGCCTTCTTTGCAGCGCCAGGAGCGACCCTTTCGATAAAACCCATGTTTTCAGAGTCTTTGTTGTAAACAATCGGATACCCCACAATTGACTTCAGTTTTCCGTCCGCATCCCTTTCGACCTTTACCGGTATGCTTAACGTTCGTATTTCTTTTTTCATTGGGCCAATCTCCTCTCGGGCAACAAAAAAGGGTAAACTGAGACAGGATTTCTCCTGATTGGGACTCCCAATTTACCCTTTGTTTTTGCTGTTTTC